TTTACAAGTAAATCTAGACCGTGTATCTCATTTAATTGAAAGAATGTGGATGAATGGTGACGATGGTCATGGACGCTTAAAACTATTACCTACTCCAATGGGAAATATTTGTAAAACCTTATTGGAGTGTGGTGCAAAGCTAGGCGTATCTAGTAGAGGCAGTGGTGAAGTTGGTCATGACGGTATTGTTAAAGGTTTTGAAATACAAACTGTTGATATTGTTGCAAATCCAAGTGCACCTGATGCGTATCCTAATCCCATTTATGAGGCAATCATGAATGGTAAACGTGGAAACATATTAATGGATGTCGCAACTGCTACAAACCATGATACAAAAGCACAGAAGTATCTCCAGGAAGAGGTACTTAAACTTATTAACAACCTAGACATTAGGAGAAAGTAATGGCAACAGCAATAGAACAACTCCTAAGTTCAGAAGTTCTTTCGGAAGAAGTACGCACTACACTTTCTGAAGCGTGGGAAGCCAAATTGGCAGAAGCACGTGAAGAAATCACAGCAGATCTAAGAGAAGAGTTCGCTAATCGTTATGATGCAGATAAAGAGCAAATGGTGGAAGCACTAGATGCGATGCTAACTGACACGATTACAAAAGAACTTAAAGAATTCTCAGAAGACAAGCGTGATGCAGTAGCCGCCAAGGTTGATTATCAATCGAAAATGATGGAACATGCAAAACTTCTAGATCAGTTTGTTATGGAAACTTTGAAAAAAGAAATCCAGGAACTACGTGATGATCGCAAATTACAAGAAGGAAACTTCGAGAAGTTAGAAGACTTCGTAATGGAGCAACTAACAACAGAACTTAATGAATTTCATGAAGACAAAAAGGACCTTAATAAAGAAAAGGTTCGTCTAGTGAAGGAAGGTAAAGAAATTATTGCTGAAGCTAAGAAGAATTTCATCTCTAAAGCAAGCGACAAATTGTCAAATATTGTAGAATCTACACTAAAGACAGAACTAGGCATGCTTAAAGAGGACATTCAGCAGGCGAAAGAAAATATGTTTGGTCGTAAGATCTTCGAAACTTTCGCGGCAGAATTTATGAGTTCGGAATTAGCAGAAGGCAGTACAGTTTCAGAAGTTACCAAAGAACTTGAAAAAGTTAAAGCACAACTTGAAGAATCACGTCAGCAAGTTGCCGAAAAAGAGGAAATGGTTGCAAAGGCAGAAAAGAAAACATCTCGTATCGTTGAAGCCAACGAAAGAGCTGAAGTTCTTGCCGAGCTACTTGGCCCTCTAGCAAAAGACAAGCGTGAACTTATGGGCAACCTACTTGAGTCTGTAGCAACTGAGAAGTTGAAAGTACAGTACAACAAGTATTTGCCAACTATTTTAGAGTCTGACTCTAAAGCAGATAAGAAATCGCAAACCCTAAATGAATCTCAGAAGACTGAGATTACAGGAAACAAGGCACAGCGTCAGGATACTGATAGTGAAGCCGAAATTATTAACCTAAGAAAATTAGCGGGTATTAATTAAAATCAGGAGATACCAAAATGTCACAAGCATTATTTGAAAATTGGGACGTAACAAAAGACGCCCTAACTGACGGTTTGGAAGGCAACAAAAAAGCAGTAATGGAGTCCACTCTTGAAAATACAAAGCAGTATCTTCAAGAAGCCGCCGCAAGCGGTTCCACAATGGCAGGCAACATTGCAACTTTAAATAAAGTTATCCTACCAGTAATCCGTCGTGTAATGCCAACAGTTATCGCAAACGAACTTGTTGGTGTTCAGCCAATGACTGGCCCAGTAGGCCAGATTCACACTCTACGTGTACGTTACAGCCAAACAGCTGGCGGCGTAAACGCAGGTGATGAAGCACTATCACCATTTGCTATTGCAAAAGGTTACTCAGGTGATGCCACAGCAGGCACAGCAACAACAACATCTGCTCTAGAAGCAGAAGCTGGCCGTAAGATGAGCATCCAAGTCCTAAAGCAAACTGTAGAAGCTAAAACACGTAAGCTATCTGCACGTTGGACATTCGAAGCGGCACAAGATGCCAATTCAATGCACGGACTAGACGTTGAAGCTGAAATCATGCAGGCACTAGCTCAAGAGATTACAGCAGAAATCGACCAAGAAATCCTAACAAGCCTACGTACACTTGCTGGTACAGCAACTGATACATATAACCAGGCTGGTGTTTCTGGTCAGGCAACATTCGTTGGTGACGAACATGCGGCTCTAGCAGTTCTAATCAACAGATCAGCAAACCTAATCGCTTCACGCACACGTCGTGGCGCAGGTAACTATGCTGTTGTTAGCCCAACAATTCTAACAGTACTACAGAGTGCTACAACTTCTGCGTTCGCAAGAACAACAGAAGGCCCATTTGAAGCACCAACAAACACAAAATTCGTAGGTACACTAAACGGTACAATGCGTGTGTTCGTTGACCAGTATGCTTCAGATAGCACAGACATCATCGTTGGTTACAAAGGTGATGGTGAGATGGATGCGGCCGCTTTCTACTGCCCATATATCCCACTAATGTCTTCTGGTACAGTACTAGATCCAGCTACATTTGAGCCAGTAGTATCATTTATGACACGTTATGGCTATGTAGAGCTAACAAACCAAGCTTCATCCCTTGGTAATGCGGCAGACTACCTAAGCAAGATTGGCGTTAACAGCGGTAACCTT